ACTAGAAGGCGAAATCACTCCAGCAGTGGAGTACTCATTCGAGCAGTACGCGAAAAAGGGCTTCCATAAGGCGTTTCGCGATGAAGAAAAGCAGAGCGATGTCTATTGGTTAGCATGGGAAGTAACACGCAGGTCAGGTGAAACTGTTAAGCCTTTTGGAATGGACTTTATCGAAACTCTAAAATCAGTTTCGGTCGAGGATTCAGACCCTTTAGCTTAAAGCGCGATCTTCCGTTCACCTACCTAATTGCTAGGCTGAGCATTAGGTTGGGAATCGCGCCACAGCAGTTGTTAGATCTAGATAAGGTTATGCTCGATGCATTAGTGCAAGGGCTTAAGGATGAAGCGAAGGAGTCTCAAGATGCCAGCAAGCGTCAAAGGCGGCGTTGAACTCCGCAAGGCACTTCGCAAGTTTACACCTGATCTAGCCAAAGAAACCCAAAAAGAAATTAAACTTGCAATCCAGCCAATTTCGAAATCGGCTAAGGGTTATGTACCTGATCGCGGAGAAGTATTAAGCGGATGGTTGCCTCGTCAAATGTCAGAGGCAACTTTTCCATTTTTCAATCCTTCTTTAGTCAAGTCAGGTATTGGCTTTAAGACAACTCCATCAAAAGCCAATTCAAGAGGCTTCAGAGCTCTTGCTCAAGTGTTCAATAAAACTAGAGCTGGAGCAATTTACGAAAGAATGGGCAAGGTAAGCCCTGACAGTAGATTTGTTCTTAACCAAGATGGAAAGTTCCGCGCACCACTTAAAGGCAAGAATCGCATGCAAGGTCGTGTCCTTTATCGTGCCTACGATGAAAACAACGGCAAGGCAAGAGAAGGTGTTCTTAAAGCCATTTCAACAGCAGCCACTAAACTTAATCAACGAGCGACAGTGAGAGGCTAAACATGGCAAATGTAGTCATTGACATTGCAGCGGAGTTCACTGGCAATAAAGCCTTTAAGCAAGCGGAAAGTTCAACGGAAAAACTTACCAAGAATGTAAAAAAACTTGCTGCTGCTGTTGGTCTTGGTTTTGGTACTGCTCAGGTTCTTGCTTTTGGTAAAGCATCCGTTAAGGCAGCACTTGAAGCACAGGCTCAACAAGAGCGATTGGCTAACCTTGTAAAGGTGACAGTGGGTGCAACCGATGCACAAATTCAAGCCCTCAATGACCAAGCAGCAGCGTTGCAAGCCATTGGTGTGGTAAATAAAGAAAACATTACCCAGACCCAATCACAACTAGCAACATTTAATCTTCAGATCGACACAATTAAAACCCTTACCCCTGCCATCCTTGATTATGTAACAGCGGAAAAGGGCGCAGCAGCTTCTGCTGATCAATTCAAGCAGATGACTAACGGACTTGCCCAGGCTCTTAACGGCAACTTTGCATCTCTGACTAAGGTTGGCTTTGTTCTAGATGAACAAACTAAAAAGACTATTAAGTCTGGAACAGAGACCGAGCGAGCAGCAGCTCTTGTCAAGGTGCTCGATTCAACCTATAAAGATTTTAATAAGAATCTTGCTAACACACCTACTGGTCAAATGCAGAAATTGGCTAACGCAGCCGATGATGCTAAGCAGATTATTGGTGAAGGTCTCATCGATGCCCTTGTGGGATTAGGCGAAGATAAAAGCGTTCAGAACTTAGCCACTAGCATGCAGAACTTTGCTACACAGACAGCCAATGTAATTCGCGGAATCGGCAAGTTAATTGAAAAGATTCAGTCTCTCGATGACAAACTTCCTGATTGGCTCAAGTTTGATATAGGAATGGTTCCTATTGTTGGTGCTTGGTGGAACATTGCAAGCGCAGCAGGAACATTAGCGGCTGTACAAAAGTCTTCTGATAATCAGCATCTTCAATCGCTACAACAGCAATATAAGATCACTAACAAAATAGCCAATACCACTAGAAAACTGACAGCCGATGAACTTAAAAAACTAAAGGCTAAGCGATTACAGAATGCAATTGACAAGGCTAACCTTGCCCTTAATAAGGGTGAAGAAATTTTCGACATTGATAGGATTCAGATTGCAGCAGCTCTTACTAATCAGGCTGAGCAATTGGGTAAAGCGACCTCTGCTGCTCAAGTCATGCAAATTGTCAATGACACTGCTCGTCTCAATGTTAAAAAGTCAATCCTTGCATTAGAAGATGCTATTGCTGCTAAGGATGAGCAAGCCATTATCGCTGCAACGGCAAAACTTAATGCAGATCTCAGAGTGCTTAATGCTTTGACTGGTCAAAGCATCCAAATGGCAACTATTAAATCTATTCTTGAAAGTCTTAAGCCTAAAGAGTTAATTGACCAAAAGAACCTAGATGAGGCACTGCGTAAGATTGAAGAAATGTTAAAGAAGTTTGGCAACTTCAAGTTTAATTTTGGCGGTGGCGGTGGCGGCGGTGGCGGTGGCGGCGGTGGCGGCGGTGGCGGCGGTGGCGGCGGTAGAATCACTAGCGGTTCACTTGGTTCTGGAATTCCAGCAGGGGATTACATTGCACCTATTGACACTACAGGCGGTTCTATTGGAGCAATTTTAGAATATGCCGATGCAGCTGGAGCAAGAGCAGAAGCTTTTGCCTATTTGCTAGACAAGCAAAACTATTCAGATTATTTAGGTCTTATTGACTACCAGAGAACAGTAGGCGATCTTGGGGGTTATAGTCGTACAATGAATAGCGGAGCGGGGTACGGCTCTACAATCGTGGTAAACACAGGCGTAGGCGATCCTAATGCTATTGCAGAAGCAGTAGACAAAGTTTTAAGAGATGCATATCAAAGAGGCACACTGACAACGATTGGCGCATTTGATCGATGACATGGCTTCCAGAGTGGAAAGTTACAGTAGGTGATGATGTTTATACGACTGTCACCTCTGTCTCTTTTGCATCTGGTCGCTTGGACATTGATCGCCAAGCCACCGCAGGTTACTGTCAAGTACAGATCATCAATCCAGACAACACGCCATTTACCATCAATGTAACAGAGCCAATTACTTTAGAGCTGAAAAACAGCGCAGGCACTTATGTCACTGTATTCGGTGGAGAAGTTTCAGACTTCAACATCGGTGTAAGAAGCCCAGAGGAATCAGGTTATGTCACTACGGGCACAATTTTAGGCATTGGTTCACTTGCCAGATTAACTAAGGCTATCTATAACACAGCACTTGCAGAAGGTTTAGACGGCGCACAAATTGCAGAAATTCTTAATCAAGCCCTTAACCTTACTTGGGCAGAAGTCACACCTACTATTACATGGGATACCTATCCCGCCACAGTCACATGGGCTAATGCAGAGTCTTACATTGGTGAAGTGGACTCAGGTTTCTACACAATGATTGCCCTTGCAGCTAATCCTTCTGTTAAGTCTCAAATTTTGACAGATCAGATTGCTAACAGCGCACTTGGTCAGATGTACGAGGAAAAGGATGGAGATGTCTCTTATGCAGATGCAGACCATCGATCTAACTATCTTGCAGCAAATGGCTTTACTAACCTCAATGGCGCGTATGCAACACCAAGCTCTATCACCTCAACAACTCAAACTGCTCGCATCCGTAACAGCCTTATCTATCGCTACTCCACAGCATACGCAAGCACCTACAGCACCTCAGATAGCGACTCTATAGCCTCTTATGGACTCTTTGAGCGTTCGGTGGACTCTAACATCAAGAATCTTGCAGACATCACTGACATCGCCTCTAGAGAGTTAAACTTGCGAAAGAATCCACGCGGATCATTGGGTGTAATTACCTTCCGACTCGATAATCCAGACATCCCTAGCGCGATGCTTGACAGTCTTATCGGTGTCTTTTTTGGTCAGCCAGTGCTTGTTTCTAACTTACCTAGCAATTTGCTCGATGGACAGTTCGATGGGTTTGTCGAGAATGTAGCCCTTCGAGCAACCCCTAGCTTTACTGAGATTACCCTCTACATCTCAGCAACAGATTTCTCACTATCAACTACACAATGGGAAACAGTATTGCCAGCCTCACTTCAATGGACTGGCGTGAATGCTATACTAACTTGGACTAACGCGACTGGAGCACTAACCTAATGGCAACTACCACACCCAATTTCGGCTGGAGCGTTCCGACATCCAGCGACTTAGTAAAAAATGGCGCAGTAGCCATTGAGACACTAGGCGACTCTATTGATGCTTCTTTGGTCGATCTAAAAGGTGGCACAACAGGTCAAGTTTTATCTAAAGCAAGCAACACAGACATGGACTTTACATGGGCTACAACAGCAGGTGGCGGCGGCAAGGTTTTGCAGGTAGTCCAAGCCACAACATCAACACAGGTGACAATCGCCTCAACTACATTTACAGATTCAGGCTTGACTTGCAACATCACGCCATCATCGGCAACTTCTAAAATTTTAGTGTTTACATCTCAAAATTATGAAGTTAATAGACTTAATGATAGTGCTAGCGGGTCAATTCGCTTGATGAGAGGTGCTACGGCTGTTTATTCAGTCGGTGCGACTTATGAAGGTATGGGTGCATATGGCTCAGGTAATACTGCTCAAACTGTACAGCGGACTATTGCCTCATTGGCTTATCTTGATTCGCCAGCAACAACATCAACATTGACTTACAAAACTCAAGGACGCGTGAACGATACTGGATTTAGCAGCACTTTGTATTTTCAGGTTAATTCCAACGCTACTTCGTCAATTATTCTCATGGAAATAGGTGCATGATGAGTTATTTAACAAAAGCAATCAAATCGTTAAAGCCATTTGCGGAGTTTTCATTAACCGGAGATGACTATCTAACCATTCAATGGGATGTGCTAGAAGGCGATGCGCCTACCAAGGCAGAGATTGACCAAGCAATAGAGCAAGTTAAATTAAACGAAATAGCAGAAGCACAAGCCAAGGCTGAGGCTAAGGCTGCTCTATTAGAGCGTTTAGGCATTTCTGAAGATGAAGCGAAGCTGCTACTTGGATGAAGGTCAAGTTAAGTAAAGCTGCTATCCAGTTAAGAGAGCAGTTTGATGACTCGTTCCCAGATCGTGACCGCACATCGGATGGTTGGATCGGTGATACCCGACACGCTGCTCGCAAGTCAGATCATAATCCAGATGCACAGGGCTGGGTTCGTGCCATTGATGTGGACAAAGATCTCCACAAAGGTGGCAAGCCCGATGTCATGGGAGATCTTGCTGATCAGCTTCGCACCTTATCCAAAGCACAAAGAGACATGCGTATTGCTTACATCATTTATGATGGAAGAATCTGCTCACACATCCTTAACTGGAAGTGGCGCAAATACACAGGGGCTAACAAACACACTAAGCACATGCATGTCAGCTTTAAGAAAAAGGCTGACAATGATAGTGCTTTTTTTCAGATACCTATGTTAGGCGGAAACGATGAACGAGTTAAAGAAAATGTCAGGATCTTGGGTAAGAGCATTCCTTGCGGCTGTAATCACACTTGCGGCATCGGGAGTGACTGACCCACAGGCTTTAATCTATGCAGGTGCAGCAGCAATCTTGCCACCTGTGTTGCGCTGGTTAAATCCTAAAGACGATTCATATGGAATTGCCGAGTGACACAGTCAGACTTCTTTACCCTTTATCTTGCCACCATCGCAGCTCTGGGTGGCTTGTCTGGCTATGTAATTACACACCTGTTGTCTGAGATCAAAAGACTCAACACGCGAGTCGATGAGATCTATAACATACTTCTTGACAGGTAACATTGTGCCATGGCAAGAAAAGCAACTAAGGCACTAGAGGAGCAAGGTTACTCAAAGCTTGATGCTTATTGCATTGGGCTTTACGAATACTTCTGCTCGCTTAAAAGAGCAGGGTTTCCAGAGGACATTGCGATGTTCATGATTACAGAGCCACAGGCTTACCCTCATTGGATCTTGCCAGATCCTATTGACCCTGAGAAGTTCGGCGATTACGAAGATGAGGATGACGATTAAGCGAATTGTCGTAGTCTCGGACTTACAAGTTCCGTACCATGACAGGGTTGCAACCCGTAACCTTGCAAGCTTCATCACCAAGTTTAAGCCAGATCAAGTAGTCACCATTGGTGATGAGATAGACCTTCCACAGATCAGCAAGTGGGAAGAAGGGCGCATGGGCTCATACGCTCAAACCCTAGATGATGATCGTAACGAAGCTGTGCAGCTTCTCTGGGAGTTAGGCGTAACCGACTGCATCCGCAGCAATCACACGGATCGCCTATACAACATCATCATGGCTAAAGTGCCAGCGTTCGGGGCATTGCCAGAACTGCGCTTCGAAAAGTTTCTCAAGTTCGATGAGCTAGGCATTACCTTCCACAAGAACCCGATGGCTATTGCACCTAACTGGATTGCAGTACATGGAGACCACACACCTATCAAGCCACAGGGGGGGTTATCAGCCCTAGAAGCGGCTCGTCGCCATGGCAAGAATGTTATCTCAGGTCATACCCACAGAGCAGGCAGATCAGCCTTCTCAGAGGCTTCTGGGGGTCGTATAGGGCGTGTTCTGCATGGTGTCGAGGTCGGCAATCTCATGGACTTCAAGCAAGCTGCTTACACAAAGGGCGTGGCTAACTGGCAACAAGCATTCGCCATCATCTATGTAAACAAGACTAAAGTGCAGGTCGATCTTATCCACATAGAAAAAGACGGCACATTCATTGTGTCTGGAAAGTCCTACGGCAGACCTAGATAATCGTTATCGTTTCGTTACACAAATGTCCGTGACTTTGTCGGATGTGCATGAGACTCTAATTCAGTAAGCCAGTCAAGGGCACTGGATGCAGATAGGTATAAAGATGAACTCAATCACAATCATTGGAATTATTGGTTTATTTATAGCGACTAATTTTATTTGGTATTGGCAAGGCTACAAAGATGGTAGGCGTGAAGGCTGGCACAAAGGTCGCAGCTTAGCCCGTTCGTTGGCAGATCATGCGAGCTAATGAAATCCTACTCACAGCCACCGACACGATCCGTGACCGTGGGCTATCATACGGTCATCCTGCGGATAACCTGCAACACACAGCAATGCTGCTCTCAGCATACCTACAAACACCGAT